TATCTAGGATAGCTTTAAATTTTGAAGAAAACATGGACAACGTAATGGGTATGTTCGACGATATAATGACCGCCTTGTACGCAATCGGTGGTTTCTTTGGTATTAAACGTATCGTAAAAATGGTAGGTAAATCCAGAAGAGGTCCTGGAGATACAAAATACAGGAATAAAACTCAAAAAACAGTAAAAACAAACCGCCAATTGAGAATTGATGAAGCAGACAGATTAAAGTTAATGCAAGATGCAGGTGCCGACATTGATAAAAATGCTGACATAGATAAAAATGCCGTAGAAGTCGATATAAATCAAAATCAACCAGAGGTAGATACTAATACAAAAGGCATTAAACCTCTAGGAAATAATATGTATACACCACCAAGAGCATTTGGTAGTTATGAAACCAATAACTTCTTGCAAAACAAAAGAATAAATGAAAAAATAAATACCTATACGGGTGATAATAAAAATGGAAATGCTCAAGGCAGAAATGTGAAAAATGGGCCAGGAAAAGGACATCCTGGTGCTTTTTTGAGTCAGGCTCAAATGGATGAATCATTAAGACAAATGGGCCAATTAAAGTGGTTTAATCGCTTTGTAAAAGGTGCAGGAGCTGTTGGTTTTATTTGGGGTGCGTATGAAATGGAAAAATTATACAAGCTATGGATTTCAGCACCTCCAGGAGAAGCGGGTAGAGAATTTAGAAAACAACTAATCATAGATGGGTTTGGCGCAACTATAGGCGGTATGTTAGGCGGTGCTATAGGTGGACTTGTTGGTTTCTTTGGAGGGCCATTTGGAATATTAATTGGTTCAATTATTGGTGGTGTAGCAGGATCAATGGCAGGTTCGTTAGTAGCAGGATACATTTATGACTGGGCTAGTGGTAAAACGATAACAGAGAAACAATCGATGGAAATGTTAAACCAAGAAATTGCTAAAGCTGAAGCACAACTTAACGCTGCATCATATGGGCCATGGGGAAGGCCAGTTGATGCATTCCAGAGCGCTCACGCAGTCGGATTAACTAAAAGACTTCATAGTTTAAAAGAAGCTAGAAACAACATGTCTGCAACTCAAGCAATGTACCAAAGTGTAAGAGTTGCTAATATAGCTCGCAATAATCAAAGAAATATGGAAACAGCTGCGTATGGTACAGGCGGTCGTGCCATGTATGAAGTTATGACAAATGGAACTTCTGAGCAAAAAAGTGTATTACTTAATTCTCTAATAGAAGTTCAACGTGGTCAGGATAAGTTCTTTGAAACAATAGAACAATACATGCGCAGTACTAATGGTTCCACAGTTATTCATGCGCCAAATAATAGTTCAACAATCATGGCACCCGTAGGTGGAGCTGTTACTAAGAATGATGTAAACGTACTTAATACAAACAGTGGTTCGTATACACCTCATAGTAGCTTTGGCTTACCATATAGTTTGAACTAATTACTCATAATCCTAGTATACCGAACAGGTCAAACCAACCCATTGATGTTCCGATAATAATTGGTAATCCAATCATCGTAAAGGCTATAATTGCAAATGCAAGGCCTACGCCTTTATTGTGATATGGTTCATTTGGGTTACTCATACGTTCCACTCCAGTTCATCTTCTATTGCTGTTTGAACAAATTGATAATAGTCTCTGTTTTCATCATCCATGTGAGCAAAGTATACTGATGCCTTTGACATTAAATAATGAATATTACTATTTTCTTCAAGGTGAGCACGTGGATGGCTTTCCATCAATTCTTGGATTTGATCCATATATCCTTTAAGTGCCGTTTGAATTTTATTCATGCTCTCCTCCGTTTGCACGACCGCTATAGTTACCAAATATTTGTGGTGAACGCTTAGCTGTTTCAAATGTTGCTACAGTAATAAAAACTGCACCAAGTAGAATTGCGTGGAGTACCATACTAAAAATACCTGCCCACATACTACCTACAATAATACCAAATACGATACACCACATCCATGCTAATACTTGCATGACCATATGGCGAACTGCTAAATTAGTAATATTACTAAGGGGATTATGGCTGGAATCCATTACTACATTCCAGCTGCTAACTACGAAATCTCTCATATTATTTTCCTATTATACGTTGTGTTATGATTCTATTATATACTATATTTATATGTATGTCAATAGAAAAGTGGAGGGGCTTTCACCCTCCTGCATGTTTATCCTTTAAGGAACTCTTGCTCACCGCGATTGATTTCAATCTTTTGTGGCTTCTTTTCTTCTGGGATAACATTTTCTAAATGTACGGTTAAAATACCGGCATTCAAATCAGCTCCATGGATTTCAATAGTATCCATTAATGTAAATTCTCTTTTGAAGCTTCGTGCTGAAATACCTTTATGAAGATAGTTTTTATCATCATCAGTATCTTTATTACCAGCAATAGTCAATACACCTAACTTCCGTGAAATATCCAAATCATCGTAATCAAAACCAGCGATAGCTAATTGAAGTTCATAGCGATCATCGTCTAGTTTGACAACATTATAAGGTGGATATTTTGGGGCTGTGGTTGGTAGCGTTGTTGAAGTCATTCTATCTAACATTCGGTCAAAGCCGATAAAGAATGGATCATTAAGCATATTTGTGTTGAATGTACGTGTGTTCATTTTAGTTCTCCTATTATAGCGAGTTTAATGTAAGGAACCCATTATGGCATTCCTATATCTATATATAATACTTTTTATTTAAATGTCAATAGTTAATTAACATTTAATCAATATATGGTTCAAATTCTGTACCATTTGCTACAAGACAAGCGATATTTCCTGGAAAAAGAGCCAATAAGGACCATGTTCCTGTGTCTTGGTTAGTAGTGAATACCATCTTATTAGGTACAATTTGGCCGCTTATGTGGCGCTGAACCATATCACCTTTAAATAACATTTCTTCGTTTTTCTCTCTAACAACTTGTGCAACAGTTAAAAAGTCGCCACATGGTTGTGATGCCATAAAGGGTTGATTAAATGGTTGTTCTTGAGCTACTAACGGGGTGGCAAGCAGAGCTAGTGGTATTAGATATTTAAACATATCATGTCCTATTCTCCAGTGCTTCCAAACCCTCCGTCTCTATCGGTCTTTTGCTCTGGCGCTGTTTTGGTTTCGGTTAACTTAATCTTATTTACTTTTTCAACAATACATTGAACTAAACGTTCACCACTTGTAATTGATACTAAACTATCTGTCTCGTTCAATAACATAATGTATGTTGGGTCTACGTAATCTGAATCAATAATCCCAGTTCCATTTGCCAAGCTTAAACCTTTTTTCAAAGCAACGCTTGATCTGATAAACATTTTCATTACATGTTTTTCTGGTATATCAAAGATTAAACCAGTTGGAACAAGTACACGAGTGTCAGGTGGCAGTTGAAAACAATGTTCTTCTTTGCCTACTCCTTTTACCGCAATTTGTACTGCTTTATTCCAGTTATTATATGCCTGTAAACGATCACCTCGTTTAAAATGAGCTTTTATATCAAAGGCAGCTGAGCCTTCTGTAGCGTATTCAGGCAATTCAATTTCTTCATTCATTCTATAAATTTTCATTATCACTTCTTTCCAATATTATATTTTGCTTCTAACGTCCAGTTTGACTTTTCTTTATGCGATATAATTTTAATTTGATTTAATTGAGCGATAGGCTCTTTACTACTGTCAGGATTAACAATAGCAACCAATCCCCATTCTTCTAATAAGTTAACGATAGTATTTCTTCGAGCTTCATCTTCGTCTGCAAATGTATCTTTTTTACTATCAAGTATAAACAATTCTTTGAAATGCAATATAGAATATCTACCTTGCTTATGTAAAATATGACATGTTTGATAAAGCTTTTTCTCTTTACGAGATGAAATACCAATTCGAGTTAAAGTTTCTTTTACTTTAAGGAAACTATCTGGTGAAGGAAGAGTAACCTCTATTCCCACGCCTTTAAAAATATCTTCTGAGTTCATAACCACAGCACCTTTTTTTATTATTAATTATATGGTGTGGTCTCACACGGTGACCATCAATGATATTTATTATTTTGAATATCTTACCTTGTAACACCGCCTGTTTCTAACCTCGCTCTAATATTTTTCATATCATCAGAGGAAAGTGCTTTGAGATATAGTTTTGCTATTGTTCTGTTGCATTGATATACTTCTTGGATCATGTCAAGGTCGTCACTCTTAGCAGCCTTTGGCCATTTACTAAATCTTTTACGTTTTCTAAAAGCTGCTCGGTAATAATCAAATTGAGCCTTATATGGTAAATGTGCACGCATATTCATTTCATTGGCATGTAGGATCGTATCTTCAAAGTTTACGAACCCTTTGTTAATAATGTATGGCACATATAATTTTTCTGCCATATCTGGATTTTCATGTTTACCAATCAAGTCTTCCTTAGAGAAAGACGCAGCATTCATAAAATCAAAAGGTGTTATTTCTTTCGGCAATTGTTTCCTCCAAATCTTTTAACATATCATCAAGGTCTTCAGCACATTTTTGGCACATCTTTAAATTAAGTGGTCCATCTGCTGTATCAACATCAACACTGTATATTTGTTTTTTACTTAATAGTTGGTGGCAGTTCCAACACTTTTTCATTCCTACGAGTTTGTTAATCCACTCGCTCATTTGTATTCGGCTTCAATCATTACTTCGGTAAGGAAAGCAACCATATTGACTTCAAGGTCAGCAACAAAATTAGCCTTATACATATAGTCAGCCATTGTTACAATAAAACCAGGAAGAGAACGCATTTCAACTTTATCAGACGCCATATCATAGATCCGACGGAACATTTCATTCATATCCTGATCTGAGTTATTAGCAACCCATTTGCGCATGTTAGTAAAGTCTTTGGTTTTTAATAAACGAAACACTTCATCAAGCGACTCTTGTTTCAGATTAACGAATATACCTTCGTCAATTCTACCTGAAGCAGCATATGATTGTAGTTCAGTTAATACTCTACGGAAATCTGGGAAGTGTTTTTGGATTACTTTGGCTATTACAGCTTTATCGTAATCAACATTTTCCATACCTAGAATTGTTTCAACTCTTTTCATAAACTGCATGGCAAGTTTAGGTCTGTCGCTGGTTTCAATACTAAAATCAACTTCAGACAATCGAGATCGTAGAGGTTGAATGATACGGTTTTTAAAGTTACATGTGAATATAAATCCACAGTTAGAGGAATATTCTTCAATAAAGTTACGCAAGGCTGGTTGAACGTTTGCCGCGTTTAGGTAGTCAGCTTCATCAAAGATAACATATTTACGACCACCACTGAGTGATACGGCCGATGCATATGTTGAAATATCATAACGAAGGGTATCAATGTTAACATTCAATGAACCATTCTTTACAATATAATCACAACCCATTTCTTCAAGCATAGCTTTTGCAATGGTTGTTTTACCTACACCTGGACCACCAGACAACAATAAGTTTGGTACACTATCATCAGTGACAAACTTTTTAAACATTGCTTTGGTTTTGGATGGTAGGATAGTGTCGTCAATTTTCTGAGGTCGATACTTTTCAACCCAGAGGACTTCGTTTGCTTTAGCATCAATAGACATATTGTCTCCATAATATAAAAATAAATTGCAGGTTTATAACGAGAGCCTGCGTCGTTTAGTATTACTGAACCTTGTCAGCTAGAGGTGCGTCTTCTGGTACATTTGCTGGTGCTTCCATTGGCATATTACCTTGAGGTGCTTCACCATCTTTTGGTGCATTTTGCTGTAGAAACATTTCAAATTTGTTTCGTAACATTCCGATGCCAGCAAGCTCATTACCTGCAATGCCACCTCTCCGACTGACTACATCAATCATTTGAACTACGGTTGCAATATCCTGTAGGGATAGGTTAATTGGTTCTTGTTCTTGTTCGCTCATGTTATACTCCTTTATTATAAGTCGACTTAGTATCAATAGCTACATAATATGTAGCATCTGTTCCCTTAAACTCAGAGATACCCTTTGCGCAAAGAGTAACATGATAGTCCTGAGCTAAGAGTTTAAGATTATCTGTTTTGATGATAACCTTAAATTCATCTTGGGTTTGGCCAATCTCTACGCCATAATCATCAGCACCTTGGTCAGAACTGTCGATTGCTTTGAGATAAACTTTACCCTCACTACCAACGAACGCAATTTCTTTAAACTGAAGAACGCCGGCTGCTTTAATTACTGATTGCATATCATCCCAAGATACATCGACGATAACGTCTTTTGTAGGAAGGTCGATTTCTTTTTCTGGGGCAGCATGAATCATAGAAATGTCTGCGAATGCGTATTTTGTACGCTGTTTGCCCTCAGCAATCGTAAAATATTTATCATGGAATTCTACATCAGGGTCTTTGTATAGGCCTAGAATTGATAGAAAACGCGATAGATCGTAGATACATGCCTGTGATGGAATGTTATCTGTGATTGTGGCTTGTGCCACGAGTGTCTTTTCTGGTGTAATAGTTTTTAGTACATTACCTTCCTTCATTAGGATAGATTTGTTGATGGTGGAAAAACTCTTTAGAATAGTAAGAGTGCGTTCAGAAAATTTCATTATATAAGTGCTCCATTGGTTTCTGTATATTATTAATTGTATCACTATTATTGCGATATGTCAACTACTTTTTACCTTTATATGATTTTTGATTTGAAGATTTATCTGCGGTTGCTGATAGACCCAGTGATCCAATTGCTCCCATATTACCTTTAAAGATATATGAGCCAATGTGATTGATTTGCATCCAAGGACACATCCATACCTTCATTCCAGCCTGACGCGCTTTTTGGCAGAAGAAGTAATCTTCACTCAAGTAGCGTTTAGTT